CTCTATGTTTGGAGCTTACTATTGGAACTCCAACGCCCAACTGCAAGAAGGTTTTGATTTAAGACCCGGATACACCACTAGCCAAAGTTGCGCTGGAGTTGCGGTCGGAAGCGGTTATCTTTGTTCAGGTTGGATAGTGGTAACCACCAACGGGACAACTAAAACGACGAAAACTTCCGTTTTTAATTTATCAAGCATTAGCAAAAATGGAACGACGACTGATGAGTGGTTCCATATTGCCGGCACTTACACCCAGTCTGACGGCAATCAAAGGCTTTATGTGAATGGAGTTTTAAGAGATACCGACTTGCACGTTGTCGGCAATACTGTTGTGCCTCTCACAGGCGTTAGTGCTTGCACTGAAAAAATGAATATCGGTTATAGCTGTGTCAATAATGGATATTTCAACGGCAGGCTGGACGATGTGAGACTGTATAACCGGGCGTTGTCGGCGGGGGAAATCGCCCAATTATATTATGAAGCGGAGCCATATTTTTCGGATTATTAAATAATTTTAAAAAAACAAAAAACTTCATAAAGAAATTCAAGGTAAAGTTATAATAAAATGAGCGAAAAATGCAACATAATTGAAGAAAGACTAGAAAAACACCTTGACCAATATCAAAATAATGGCAAGGAAATATTAAGGTTGGCTATTGCCATTGAAAATCTAAAAAAAGAAATGAGCGACCATCATCAATTTTCCGCCGAGAATAAAGTATCAAGAGAGAGAAAAGAACAGGAGTTTAGAGACGAATTGAAACCGATTTTTGATAGTTACGAAAAAATTCAGCCTATAATTGAAAACTATAACGCTCTAATGACTGGGAAAAAAATGATTATCGGTTTGGCGATTTTGGCTGGTTCTGTCGGGTCTTTATATTTATTAGTTAGCAAAATTTTTCACAGATGATTTTTCAAAGATTAAAAGATTGGTGGCGAGGAGGAAATTTATTCGGAGCGAGGCGTTCTTCTAAATGGCCGGCCGTGAGAAAAGCGTTTTTAGCGGGACATCCGAATTGCGAAGTTTGCGGTGGAAAAGGAACTTTTTTAAAACCAAATGAACTTCACCACTGCCAACCCTATCATTTACGGCCAGATTTAGAGTTGCTATCAGAAAACCTTATAACTGTTTGTCGTGAACATCACTTCTTTATTTGCCACTTAAATTCTTGGAAGTCGTATAATGAAAAAGTGAGAGAAGACGCAAAAATTTGGAGAGATAAAATTATCAATAGACCTTTAAATGTTTCCAAGAAAACCCTGTAATAATGGCCTCTATGTTTGATTTAGACATTTTATATTTTTTTGCTAGTTTTCTATAAGAAGTTAAGTGACATTTTTTAGGATAATCTTTTTTAATTAAATAATCTTTACGAATTTGTTTGATTGTTTTTTTATTAAACTTTGTAACCCCGCAATCTTCTCCTTTGGGCATATTAGAATAAAAACCATTTTCTTTTGCGTGTTTTTTGTTTTCAGATGAGGAACACCATTCTAAATTTTCAACCCTATTGTCGTTTTTAATTCCATTTTTATGATTTACTTCTCTTAAATTATTTGGATTAGGGGTATATGCTTCACTTACCAATCTATGAATTTTAAAATTTTTTTTAATTCCCTTTTTACATAGAGTGGTTGAATAATACCATTTTAAAATTTTATACTTGTGTGGGACAAGAAATTTTTTATTTCTATAACTCCACACCCTCCCATCTTTTGTAATAGCATATAATTCCTCAAAACCTTTTATGTCTTTCATAAGATAAAATTAAAGTGCAGGACGCTTTGTGAGTATCCTGCACTTTAATCACAAAGCTAATAATGGTATAATTATAACAAAAGGAAATAAACAAATCAATACCAGATAAATTCTTCCGTTTTGGAAGACGCAAATATATGAAAAATAAAAATTATGGTTTCAAACCGCCAGTCATCACACCTGATAATTATATTTTTGGCGGGGGGAATGTTCCCCAGATTGTTTTGCAACCCAATTCCGATTGGACTGATTATCTGCCCGAAAAAGAAAAACAAAATATAAATTTTGAAACTTATAATTGTGTCAGTTTTGGCACACTTTCAGCGATAGAAGTTTTAATGTTTCGTTTATTTAAGGAAAAAGTCAATTATTCTGATAGATTTGTGGGAATTATGGCCGGCACAAAAGAGGGAGGCAATGATCCCAACACGGTTTGCGAAGCAATTAGAAAACACGGCCTGATACCCGAAGAAATGTTACCTTATTCAGAAGATTTAAAAAACATAGACGAATACTATTCTTTCAAAGGAGCAAATAAAGAAGACTGCCTGAAAGCCGGCCAAGAGTGGCTATCAAAATATGAATTTTTGCACGAATATGTATTCTCTCCCAATGAACCAAAAGAAGAAAAAATAAAAAAGATAATTTTGTCCTTGCAATTTTCTATTCTTGGTGTTTCGGTAGAAGCTTGGATTTTAGACGAAAGAGGAGTTTATATCAGACTTGGTCAAGAAAATCATTGGACTGTCGCCTACAACCAAAAACAATTTACTGGTATTTTTGACACTTACGAGCCGTTTTTGAAATTAGCTGAACAAGACTTTTCTTATGTTAAGCGTTTTCACATCGCAAGAAAAGAGGAAGCAAAAAAAAACGACACTTTCTATCCGCCGAAAGAAACTAACTGGGTTCTAGACTTGATAAAAGTCTTTTGGCTGGCCTTTAAAGAATTATTAAAAAAACCTTTTAAAAAATGATAGAAAAATTAAAGCTCCAACTTCAAATACTTCAACTCCAATTAAGAATTATGCTCTTAAAGGAAAAATTGACCGTGCCGAATTTAAACGACCCGAAATACATAATAATCCACCACGGAGCGGGTCTGCTTAATTTTGAGCAGGTGAACGAATATCATAAAAGCAAGTGGGGATTTCGTTCCGTTTTAAATTTTTACATCGGATACCAATACTTCATTTCTTATTCCGGGCGAGTTTATCAAGGCCGGGTGGACAACGAAGAGGGGGCGCACACGATAGGCTACAATAAGCAATCCATCGGAATTTGTTTGCAGGGGAATATGGAAATTGAAGAACCGACTTTGGCTCAATTAACCGCCCTTGAAAAACTGGTAAAAGAGAAAAAGGCGAGATATAATATAAAAGTGGTAAATGGCCACAGGGATTTTTCGTCAACTTCCTGTCCCGGCCGGAATCTTTATCAAATAATTAGCAATTTATAATATGAAATCAAAACTATTCAGAGTTAATTTGGGCGATTTAGGGCGTGGACTTCTAGTCGCAGTTTTATCAACAGTCTTTTTGGCTTTTGGTTCCGCTTTAAACGCAGAAAACTTTTCGTTCGCTTCGTTTGACTACGCCAGCCTTTTACAAGTGGCTATGGCTTCCGGTATGGGATATATCGTCAAAAACTTTATCTCAAATAGTGAAGGAACTATTTTAGGGGCGGAAAAATAGAAGTCCGGCAGGAACTCATCTTGCCCTATGTTCACCCTAACAATTAAATCACTCTTGGCTTTGGCCTCGGCGGTTAATCTAGCGATAATGCCACCCGAACCGAAAGTGATAAATATCGCTTACGCTTCGCCGAAATCAACTTTGGCTTCCTCGGCTCTTGTCGTTTCAGTTATTCCTGATACCCCCGAAAAATCGCTTGCCTTGAATGAAAAAAGGGGGGATGAGGGGAAAGACGAGGAAGGTGATGGAAGCACCTCTGGGGGCATTGTGGGGCTTGAAAATGATAATGTGGCGGGAATTAAGGGATTGATAAAACAATACTTCCCGAAAGAACCGTTAATGGTGAAAATTGCGGATTGTGAGAGTTCTTTAATCCAATCCGCAAAGAATAAAAAATCATCCGCCAAAGGTATACTGCAAATTATAGACGGCACTTGGGAATTTTTTAAATGCGAGGGTGATGTCTTAAACGCCAAAGACAATTTAAAATGCGGAGTAAAGATTTTGGAGGGGCAAGGATTGTCGGCGTGGCAAGAAAGTTTTAGCTGTTGGAAAAATTTTTAGCCGAGAGTTCGTAAGATTTTTTCGTAAGATTTTATGGATTGCCGGCTGGAAGTTATGACACCAGCAAAAAAGAACAAAAAGTTTAATCTTACTTTTTGTCAATACGCAAAGCAAATATCCGCCCCGTTAAAAATCGGACTAGCGGATATTTGTTTTTTGTTTTGCATAAACTACTTGTGGAGTTAGGGGTTTATGCTATACTTTTAATAATCAAACATTCTCTGGCGGGGATGTTTTTTTGCTTAGATTTTGGCTCATTATCTGGCGGGATATTTTTTGTTTCTTGGCTAAAACATCAAAAGCTGTTACCCAAACCTTTTTTGTTTGCGATTCAGTCAATCCGATGTCTTCGCCTTTCTTTCTCATTTTGCCGACCAAATTACCCAATTCAGTAATGCACTCCGTTGCATAATCATAAAGTTTTTTCATAAACTTGTAATGTGAAGATTAACAGATTTGAGTCGTTTCCGGCCATTCTCTTTTCGCCAAGCCCTTATGGCTCTGGCAGAGGCAGTGGCCATTGAAGAAGCGGAGACTCGCAAATCCATTTGTTTAGGATACGGCGATGCCCATTGAAATTCAACAAGATATGTTTTCATAATTTTTTAAGGAACGCTCCACTCGTTCTTCTTATATGATAGCATTTTGAAAAGCCGATGTCAAATTTTAACCTTATTTTAAGCCATATTTTGGTAATATGGTGGCTCAACCACAACACCCACTCTGCGAAAAATTGTTTTTAAACCGCTCAACCCAGCAATGTGGTATAATTTTTTTTGAAAATTTTTATTACAGCACAAAGCTCAAAAAGAATTTTTAACTCATTTTTAGGATTTTGGAAAATCGTGTCAAGTTTTAAAAAGCTATCCACATATTTGCTTGACATTAAAACTGAATAGGTATAAGATATAAATGAGGTCAAATTATCAATAATTTTCCAACAAATGAACAAGACAAAGAAAATAGAATTAGTTTCCGTGAACGAATTTTCTTTTGTTTGCCTTGTTGGAGCAAACAGTAATTTGACCGATTACCAAGAAACCGTTCTCTCTTAATTGAGGGGCGGTTTTTTGTTTTTACAATGATTTTATCCCAAAGGAAACTGCAAGACATAGACAATCTATCTGATATATAATGTTCCATAGTTAAGCCTTAATTGTAATTCAAAGGAAAGAGTTGGTTATTATAAAATTATGAAAACTAATATGAAGTTTAATAATAAGGAGAATACAAAAATACTTCTGGCAAATACCGAATGGATACCGCCTGAAAAGTTGCTTAATGAAGTAAAATCAGAGCGAATGATAAACGGGCTCATTGAAATGGCAAAACCCGAACTAAAAAGTAAAACAGTCGGGGACGCGGAATGTCTTGCTTATATTATGCCCCAAACCGGCAGGGTGCCATTGAATCACAAATGGGTTAACATTTATTTGTATCTAGCGGGGAATATTTTACAAAGATGGAAAATAGAAGTTCCCAAAGAACTCAAAGTTGTATTAGGCGAAGACGAAATAACTAGAATGAATAAAATGAAACGCTGGATTTATGACAAGAGAGGCGGTGAAGAAAAAAATCCACTTTTATCCGCCCTGAAAGATGTATTTTTTTCTAACACAACCTAATTTTATGTCCGGAGCAACTAAAAATAAACTGTCGCAGGAAGATGTCCAAAACATTATCGCCGAAGTGAAAGCGGGGGTTCTAAAAACTGCGGTGGCGAGGAAATATGGCATAAACCATAGCTGTATTCATTATCATTTAAAAAAGAATGGATTGACCGATTTAATCAAGAGAAAAAAATCAATATGGGCGAGCCAAATTGATTATATGAAAAACTACCGAAAACTTAAAAGAGAAAAAATTATTAAATATCAGTATGAGTATCGGCACAAAACAGGAAAAACATTGAAACTTAAAACAGGGAAATCTTACAAAGATTTATTAGCGATTGAAAACGAGAAACGGAAAGCCAAAGGATTGTATTTATTTAAAAATCCGACAAAGGGCTTTTATAAATAAAAAAGGAGACTTTGAAAATCCCCTCTTTACCCGCCCCAGACAACCGGCTTGCCGAATTGCCCAGTAGTGAAAGCTGTTGTTTCAAAATCCGATTTAAAAATAGTGTTTCGGTTGAAACTTAAATAAATCATAAAACATAAATAATTATATGCAAGTAGAAAAAATAGGTATAAAATAAATATGAAAACTTTAATATATAAAGAATCTTTATTTGGTAAACAACCTGTTGGAATTACAAATGGAAAATTTATCTTGAAAGAAGCTGATAATGGTGTAGTAGATGAATTAGTAAAAAAATATCATTATTCTCACAAATCAACAAAAAATAGATTTAAAAGTTTTTTAGTAAATGAAGATAAAGGTTTTATGCAACTAGGGTATGGAATAAGACCAACAATAAAACATTCTATTCATTCTAAAATAACAAAAGGCAATTTCTGTGAATTTGATAGGATGTGGTTATCTGATGAATTGCCTAAAAACAGTGAGAGCCAGTGCATTGCCTTATTATTAAGTTATTTAAAACAGGTTTATAAAAATATAAAATTTATAATAACTTACGCTGACGGCAGTGTGGGAAATACTGGAATAATTTATAAAGCGACAAATGCTAAAATAATAGGAAAGATACCCTGTGATTTTTATATTCTTCCTTCGGGTGAGAGAGTGCATCCCGTTTCAATGTATCATCGCCACAAAACCAGAGCAAAAGAATTTTTACAAAAACAATATCCCGGGATTAAACATATTAAAGGTAATGATTGGCAATATAGATTTTTATATATTTTGGATAGAAAATTTGTATAGATTATACTTATCCACACCTTAAACACCCCCTTGACTTGCAAGTTTAAAAAGGAGGTATAAAATAGATATATGATGAAATTCTTGGAATATAATTTAATAGATAATTGGCAAAAAAGAGCCGGCGGTTTTCTTCCAAGAATTTCCTGTCGGCTCTTTTTTGCCTGTTAAAAATATGAAAGAAAGACAGACACAAAAAAATAGAAGGGGTTTAAAGAAGTTTGGTTTAAGAAAATGTTTGTTATGTAAAGAAGTATTTGCATTAAATGAAAGTAATTTTTTTCATAATTTTACAGGAAAAGGATGTAATGGTTTTGGGTGGTATTGTAAAGAATGTCATAAAATAAAAAATAGAAAATATTATAGATATACTCGATTAAAAGATAGATTTGATTTTTTAAAAAAATATAATTTTACTTGTCAATATTGTGGAAGAAAAGCACCAGAAGTTGTTTTCCATATTGACCATATATATCCAATTTCTAAAGGTGGAACATCTAATAAAAATAATCTAACGCTTTCTTGCGATGAGTGTAACATTGGAAAAGGCAACAAAATATATGAGTTCTAAAAGAATGTTTGATAAAGCGATAATGGAAACTGATAATTTTTTAAACATATCATTATCAGCAAAGGCGATTTATTTTTTACTTGGAATGGAGGCGGATGATGAGGGGTTTGTTTCGCCAACAAGAATACTTAGACTTTATGGTGGAGAAAAAGGTGATTTAAAAAATTTAATTGATACTGGACTTATTATTCCTTTCAAAAGCGGGGTAGTGGTAATAACTGACTGGCATCAAAATAACTGGCTGGATATAAGGAGAATTAAGCCAACCCAACATCAAAAAGAGAAAAAATTATTAACTTTAAATGATTGCAGAAAATATGTGCTTAGCCAATGCTTAGCCGATGCTAAGCCAGAGGAGAGTAGAGTAGAGGAGAGTAGAGTAGAACAGATTGCGGAAACCGCAGAATGGGATTTCTTAAAAGAACTAGAAAAACTAAAAAATGATAAAAGAAAAGATTTGCGGTTGATAGCTTTCTATTGGAAAACAAAAGATTGGAAATTTGAAAACAAGAAACAATTTAACTCCGCCCTTAAAAGAGAATTAAGACCGGCAAAAGATTTAGTGGGATATACTGGACAACAAGTCGCAAAAGCAATGAAGCACTGCGAACAAAATTATAAAGAGTGGAGTTTGGAAACCGTCCACAAGAGAATTAACGACATTATAAAAAAACAATGAAACCTAATTTTTTAAAAACACCTTTTGAAGAAGAAATAAAAGATATTGGATTGCTTATCAAAAACATTGAGGCGGAAATTCATCAAACACAGAAAGGTTTGCAAAAAACCGAAAGTTTGGAAAGGTTGAAAGAATTATATAAAACTTATCAAGGAGATGACGAAATAATTTCGTCTTTGGAATTGGCGGAAGAAATAAAAAATGAAAAAGAAGAATATAAAATAACAACTGGTTGGAGTGGTTTGGATAATATAATTGGAGGTTTCCGTTTGGGTCAAATTATCACAATATCTGGAATAACTAAACACGGCAAGACTTCTTTTTGCATAGACTTAACAAATAAAATACCAGAAGAAAAACCTGTGTGGTTTCCATTGGAAGAAGGGGCGAAAGAGTTAATCCGCAAATTTATTGAGCGAGGTGAAAATCCGCCAATTTTTTACACACCGAGAAGTGTTAAACTTTATAATCTGCAATGGATTGAAATGAAAATAATTGAAAGTATCGCAAAGCACGGCTCAAAAATAGTGTTCATTGACCAGTTGGATTTTATCGTTGCAATATCGGGAGACGATCATCATCTGCGAATTGGGCAAACAATGCGAGAATTAAAAAGATTGGCAGTAAAATGGAATATAGTTATAGTTTTACTTTGCCACTTGCGCAAAACAAGACTTGATATAAATCCCGACTTAGATGACCTCAAGGGTTCCGGCTCAATCGCTCAAGAGAGTGATACAGTAGTTATTCTTTGGAGAGAAACCGTCAGAGAAAATAACGAAATAATAATAACCAATAATACCAATGTGTCCGTTCAAGCCAACAGGCGATTTGGAAAAACTGGAAACATTAAAATGGTGTATAGAGACGGACATTTCAGGGAGGAGGAATTTAGCAGTTATAGGCAGGTTCAAGCCGAAGCCAACAAAGCCTTTGAGGAAGCGGTATGAATAACATTGAAAAATTAAAATTTTATCAAGAAATTAAAATACTTTTTTTAGATGTTATAAAAGTCGGATTAAAGTATTTTAAAAATCCTGAAATTAAAAAAACAACGGAAAGTATTATTGAGCAATATAAAACCTTTAACGAAAAATTTTTATGTTAAGAGAAAAACAACAAGAACTTATAAAAAAACTTCGCAAAGCCAAAACTCCAGCGGAAGAAGACAAAATTAAAAAAGAAATAGATTTACTGGAAGAAGAAATTTTTAGGATTAATTATTAAATTTAACGAAAAAAATGAAAATTTTAAATTATAAAAAAACGAAAGGACAACAAGTTTTTGAGATGTTGGATAAGTATGGATATATTTCAGACACGCAGACGGCAAAGATTTTCGGGGAAGGCAAATTATATTGCGTGAGTGAGCATATCCGAATATGGAAAAAATTAAAATCAGACCAAGAATTTTTTGCGGACAAAAAAATAATTGAAAAGAAAAAAGGACACAGAAGTCATTTAATTAGAACAGAGGGGCAGAAAGAAAATGAGTATTACAAAGTGGGAAAAGAATTTTATAATTTATGTTTAAAAAAATGAACTGTAACATCCAACAATGCAAAGCCGAATGTTGTGGAGCCGTCCCACTAGCCCAAAGTTTTAAAAAATTTCCTTTTGCCCGAAAATGCGAAGTGAAAGATTTTGACGATTTTTTTATCGCAACTGATGAAAATTTGACTTGCGGTTTTCTGAACGAAAATTATAAATGTTCAATTTACGAAGTTCGGGCGAACTTATGTCGGAAGTTTGGAAACGGAAAACATAAATTATTAGAATGCGAATTTTTAAAATGAAAAAAATAAAAACAATTTTAGAAGAGCTGATTGAAGAAATAGAAAATAAAAAACGATTAACAAGTAGAGGCACCAACGAACGAGCAATGATTTACAATTCTGCCATTGAGGACATATTGATAATTTTAAAAGAAAAAGGAGTTGACTTATCCGCTGGATAATATATTATACCTTTATATGAATTACACAAAAGAATTTTTTGTAAAAAAGGGCAAAAAAAGCGTAGAAGTGAGAATGAAAAAATATACTCACGAACAGAGAAGCGAATTTCAGAAAAAGGCGTGGAAGACAAGGCGAGCCAATTTAAAAAAGAATGACTAAAAAAAGTTATCCACACATCAGGGTTTGACAATAATTATCAGGGGTATATAATACATTCAAGATTGAAAAACTGGACTTCTCCCGAACCCCACAGCCGAACCAAGACACAGTCTAAATAGGCAAAGGCAGAGGGAAAGTCTGGTAATTCAATTAAGGTCGGAATTTATAAAATAAAAAAACAAATGAAAACACGACAACAAATAAAAGATGAAGTAGTGAAAGAGTTTGTTGAGAATGGCGCAAATCTTGAACACGATAGATGGGCAAGATGGCAAAAATATGTGCACAGTCTTTGCGTTAAAAATTCTGATGGTTCATTAACTATTCCGAAAGAAAGGGTTGAGCATTGGGAGAAAGAGATTATTACACCTTATTCTGAATTAACGGAATTAGTAAAAGAAATGGACAGAAAAGAAACCAGAAATTATTTGCCTTTTCTTCTTTCTTCCATAAATAAAGCGGTTAAGACGAAACACTATTGCCGTGAAACTGGTGCCCAATTAAAACATTGCCCTGAATGTGGACGAAAATAAATATATGACTAACACAAAAAAATTAGTTAAAAAAATAGAAAAAAAATTGTCAGGTCTAATTGCTACGGTGCAAGCAGACGACATAACAGGCGCACGAAAAGATTTATCTGCGAAGCCAAATTATATAGCGGTGTTTGAAATTTCGGACATAATGGATTTGGTTGAAGAATTAGCGAATAAATAAATATATGAAACAAAACCCCGCCTTAAAAACTTTTTACGCCGAACGCCGAAACAAAAAAATAAAATTCGTTTTAATCAGTCTTGGTGCGATTATCGGAATGTATGCGGTGTGGTCAATCGCAACATACGATTTTTGTGAATTATATTTTCAGATAAAATGTTTTTAAATTTATGGAAGAATATAGAAGTTTAAGGCAGATTTTGAAGGAAGAAGCAGAAATAATAAAACGAGAAATGTTAAAAAAATATCGTGATTTTGTTTGGTTAGTAATTTTAACAGGAATGATTTTGATTTTTGCAGGAATAATGATTAACATATTTTAAATTTATGAATGTTGCAAAACTAATGACTTGGATTGTGTGGGGAGATACAAAAGGTTGGATTGACCCTGAATATCGCAACCTTAACCGCTCCGAGAATGATTTGCTAATTGAGCAAGGAATGAGAGACCAACAGAATCGGGAAGTGAATAAATTAAGAGAATTATTGGCTAAAAAATAATTTTATGAATGAAGACGAAAAAGAAGAAGAAAAAGAAGACAAAGAATACGAGGAGGAAATAAAAGATGCCATAGACACAGAAGACTTGGGGGCAAAAGCTGATTATGAATATACAAAAGAGAAAGACGAAAGCGTGATGAGTAAGTAGATTATCAGTTAAGGAGGACATTCGGGGGAAAGATTATTAGTCTATCCCCGAATAAAAAATATATGGAAAAAAATTTAAAAAATAAAGCAATTCTAATTAAGGGCAAGGAATATGTGCAAGTATCTCACCGCATTATATTCTTCAATGAGAAATATGGAGAGGGGTGTATTGGCACAGAGCTTGTAACTTCGCCCGAGAGCGATCACATTATCATTAAGGCGACAGTTTATCCCGAAGGACTGCAAGGCAGAAAATTTACCGGATATTCCCAAGCGACAATCGGAGATGGAATGGTGAATAAGACTTCCGCATTGGAAAACGCGGAAACATCGGCTGTCGGCAGGGCGTTGGCTCTTATGGGTATCGGCGTGATTGACAGCGTGGCTAGTGTGGACGAAATTAACAAAGCCACAGGCTCAAAAGGAAAAGAGAAGTCCGGCTCGTTCTGTTCCGCTTGCGGTTTGGAAGGGACAATCTCGGCTAAAACAGGCAAGCCATATTGTCCCAATTTCTTCCGTCACAAAAACGACAATGTAAAATATAGTTTGACCACCAAAGAAGAAGACGAAAAGGTGATAGAATACGACAAGCAAAATGCGGAAGATTTTAAAAGTGGAAATCCTTTTTAAAAAATAAAATGTTTGGAAAAATAAATGATGGAATAGGTGTGGGGTCGTGGACAAAAAAAGGTAAAAAATATGTCTTGGCATAATATCCACATTAGGCCAACAGACGCTTATTTCAGCAAAGCCCTCCGTAAAAAAAGAGGATACCGATGCGAGAAATGCGGAAGATTTTATTCCGAAGGCAAAGGATTATCAGTTTCTCACTTCTATGGTCGGAGAAATGAGAATGTGAGATTTGACGAAGATAACTGCGACATACTGGATTATTGCCATCAGAAATTTGAAGAAAATCCGAATGAATACCGAGATTGGAAGTTTGAAAAGTTAGGAAAGAAAAAATTTGACGCATTGAAATTAAAAGCGAATTTTTACTGCAAGCGAGACGACAAACTGATGATGTTATATCTTAAAAAAACTTATGGAAAAAATTAAATACAACTTATCACATCTTGATTGCGAAATAACGGAAATTTACGAAAGAAGAAACTTATTGACTGGCAGACTGGATAATTACCATAAACCGTATGAAATAGTTTTATCATTTCCGGTTTCAATGGGTGAACGAGGTTTTATGGAGAGTATGTATTATGACGAATTGCCTGATCAGGAACAAATTGAGAAAGATGCAAGAAAAGAAATGAGAGATTTTGAAAAAAATGCGGGCAACGGGTATTACGAAGAACAAGCGGCGAAAATAATCAGAAAAGTTTTAAGAAAAAAATAAAGTAATTTTCATAAAGGATATATTTGGAATTTTGCAAAATCAAATGTCTAAATTCATAAAAACATTTCAGGTAAAAATAACCAAAGAGGGGAAATTGGTAATTAAAAATCGTGAGGAATTTGAAAATTATCTTACTTATAAACTCGCCGACAAAGATTGCATTTTAACCATTGAAGAAAAAAAATATAAAAGGTCGCTTCAACAAAATGCTTATTATTGGGCATATCTTAATCTTATTGAAGATGAAACAGGTAATTTGGCGGAAGATATACACGAAATTGCAAAAAGAAAATTCTTGCCTCCGAGATTTATTTCAGTCAAAGGACAAGAATATAAATTGCCAGCCACAACTGTCAATTTAGACAAAAAAGATTTTGGCGACTATATGGACAAAATCTCGGCGTGGTGTGAAATTGCGATACCTAATCCCGAAGAATTTAAATTTCCAACCAAGATTGAAAAACCCAATTACGAATACGAATTATTAGAAGATAACCCGACATTTTAAAAATTAAAAGTTAGAAAATATATGAATAATTTTGGAAAATTTATCACACCTGAAGAGGCTCAAAAATTAGGGGATAAAAGAAGCCTTGAAGAATTTAAAAATGCGTTAAAAAATAACGATATTTGTGAAGTTTGTAATAGTTTTCCAATTTGGAAATATGGGTATGGGAACGATACAGGACTTTGTTTTACTTGCACCACTGGCGAAACTGATGCAAGTAATGACCAAGAATTAAGCGGGGTGATATGATAAAGGTCGGAAAATTATAAGATAAATAAAAAATATATGGAAAACAATACAAAAGCAGGTTCACAAGTAGATTCTGAATCGAGTGAAAAAAGGTCTATTGATTCAGGCAATCTTACTGAGAATAACTATTTGTTTCACTCGTTTGATTTTACTGGTGGAATGAAGTTGCTAATCCCCAAAACTACTAAAACCACCGATGCTATAATGGACGGAGAACTAAAGCAAATAAAAGTTGAGTTAAAGAAATTTGCGGAAGCCAATTCTTTGGTTCATATAGTGAAGGAATCCATATCAGGAGAAGCTGGAAGATGAGAAATGAGATTAGGATTGTGATATAATAGAGTGATAGTTCATTAGATAGAGGGTGTCATAGGTCTATGGCCTCCTCTATCTAATGAATTATTACGGATAGTTCTTTAAAAAAATAAAATACTGAACAGAGGTCGTGCAGGTTACTTGTCTGTGATGGCCTCTAATCAGTATTTTATTTATACTTTTTTAGGAAAGGAGAAAAAAAATGAGAAACTTTTTGAAAGAAAATCTGTATTGGATTATCCTCGCTTTGGCTTTCGCTCTTATGCTTTGGCTGGCTCCGAAAGTGAATGCAACGCCATTAGAGGATTTTATCCGAAACCATAACCTTGTTTTCCCGCAAATTGTAAAAGAACAGATGAAAGAACAGGACCTTGTGGCGGCGGCCGGAGTAATGAATGAGAAAGAGCAAATCTTTACGATTTATTTTTTGCCGAAACCCGAAACCTTTGATATTCAAGAGTTTGATGTCCGCCGAGCTGTAATGCAATGCCAGTTTTATTTGAGCAAAAAGAAAATCATCGTTGAGTATCATACTTGCCGAAGCTGTCAGTCTTCCAAGAGTTGGCCGAGCTGTAAGGTTGAGGTGATTATTTGGATGGAATTGTGGCCACTTTGAAGGAGGTGAACTTTGAAAGAATTTGACCTTTATGAAATTTACGATGACAATGTTGTTTTAGAAATTTGTGAAATTTGTTTAATGATTAGAGCGTTTTCTGAAACTTGGATAAAGCCCGATGAATATATTTTGTCGTTTTATCTCTCAATCAAAACACAAAGCACCCTCACAATTTGCCCTCGTTGTTTATGTGAATTATTTTGCGGGAAAATTAAACTGTAAAGGAAAGGGCATTGACACCCTTTACTGATTGGTTATAATAGATTGTATGGAAACAAAGCAATGTATTAAATGCCAATCAGTAAAGCCATTAGTTTCTTTTTATAAAAACAGAAACGGAAAACTTAATTCTTGTAAAGAATGTATTGGTAATTATCAAAGAAAAAACGGGGGAAAATATCAAAAGGAATGTAAAAAGAAATATGGTTTGGGTGCGGGAACAATTGTAAGATATGGGTTAAAGACTGCTTTGGAGGTCTATGATAGAGCAAAAAGAAAATGTCAGAAGTGTGAGGAAGAAAATGATTTAACTATTCATCACCTTGATAATAATGGGAGGAATAATGAAGAAAAAGGATTACCAGTAAACAATAACAGTAAGAACTTAATTGTTTTATGTAGGCGTTGCCACGGGAGTATTCACGGAAAAGAAACAATGAAAACCAAGCGTTCTTATAAAGAAAAAGAATGTTTGGAATGTAAGAAAAAATTTATCCCAGTTATAAATTTTCAAAAATTTTGTAAATTATGTAGAAAGGAAAAGAAATGCAGATAAAGGGAAAAGTATTTGTGAGACAATGTGAAATTTGCGGAAAAATAAAAAGAAGAGATGGCGAATGGAAACACACGAGCCGTTTAGCCGAGCAAAGTTTAAAAGAATACACAGCCAAAGGCATAACAGAGATTGTCCGAACGAAATGCCCCGATTGCCAGAAAGGCGGCTCTCAATGATAACCAAAGCATTCTGCTTGAAAAAAAACGAAGTCATTGATAACTACAAGACCGTAAATTATTGCCTGCATATCGGAATAGGCAAAGCAGTCTGTCAGAATTTCTCTCTAAAACAAATCAGTCAGAAAGGAGAAATAAAAGTCATTCAGTTGCAACTTCTTCCTAAAAAGTAATAGCACCTTTAAAAAAGCCGAAAGAGAGGACGGCTAAAATTCCTCTCATTTATGCCGAGTGTAGCTCAATGGTAGAGCCTCCTGTTCAGAATTACAGGAAAGACTAGGGGTCCGATTCCCCTCACTTAGCAAGGCTCCGATAGGAATTATTAGATAAAAAAAATATATGGAAGAAAAAAAATCAAAAGTAAATATAAGAAAAGCGGGCGGCGGCTATTTAATTGAGATAAGAGAGGCTCCAATAGACCAAATATACGCTGTTACCGAAGATGAGTTGAAACAAATAATTTTTTATGGAGGGGCGATTTTAAAAAATAGCCAACTTATATGACACCATTTCAAAAAGGAGTAATACAAGGAGCAGTCGCAGGTATAATTTTTTTTGATATAGTTCTATATTTTGTTTGGCTATTTTTAAAATAAAATGAAAAAAAATAAAGAAGAATTAAGTCCAATTTTGTTTTGCCCGCAATGCGATACAAAATTGATTAAAAATGGAAATAGGATTAATCAAGTTGAATTTATTGTTTTATATAAATGTAAATGCGGGGATTGGGAATACAAAAGGGGCAAATACTTTTTTTATAAAAAATACGAGAAATAAAATGATTAGAAAAATAAAAGACTTAATAAGAATAATGTTAGAGATTTTAATTTTACCGGTAGTTTTGCCGTTGTTTGCGGTAATGCTGGTAAAAAAAGCGTATGAAGATAACAAACCGTTAAAATTAAAAAATAAATGACAAAACAAACAATAGAAGTGCCGATAGAATGGATAGATGGATTAAAAAATTATATTGAGAATGTTAAAAAAACAGCCAACTCAAAAGACATATATCTTTATCAATCGCACAAATTCGCAGTTACTGCTTTATTGGATTATTTGGGACATTTGCAATCAGAAGTTTTTAAGAAAAATAATAAAAAAATATGATTTATAATCTGAGAGATATAAAAAATGAAATATATTGGGCATATGAACGAGTAATAAAAGGATGGGATTCACGAATTAAGTGGGAGTTTGACAGTTATTTTTCGCAATTTATTCCACCCTTGAAAGAATTTTGCGAGGAAAGATTAAAAGAAATGAGTATAACTGGAAACGAAAAAAGGAGAGGGATATATTATAACACTCTTGATTTAATTTATGATTTTGAAAATATGCCGGATGAAAGTTTTTATAAAGAATATAACGAAGTTGATAAATTGTGGGAATATATCGGCAGACATCTTAGATGGTATTGGAATTGATTTTTATGAATATAAAAAAAGAAAATAACGAACTTGTCGTTCGGATACCCCTGAAACAGAAAATCAATAATCCGTATATAGACGAAAAGGATTTAACAGAAACAGATAACCTTGTTGGGATTATTGCTGGTAATGAATATAGTCTTTCACAACGAATTGATTTAGACTACAAAGGCGACCAACAAGAAGGCTCGCCGATTATAATGTTTAATAATAGAGAAGAACTTGAACAAGTTTGCAAGGATTTTGAAATTGCGATATGGGAACATCCACTTTGCGAAACTTGTGGAAAGGCGATAAGAGGAGCGTTTACGGTTAACGGACAAGGGAATTTGTGCTATAATTGTGAAAGAGCAATAAAAATGCAATGCAAAATAGCTAATCATATTCCAACGGAGGATGGCGAAAAATGCGAGTGTGGATATTTTAAAAGACGCTATAATTAAAACAATGGACACCAATAAAACAAAATGATTAAAAAAATAAAATGACATTGATAAAAATGTTTTTATAAAAAATAACAAAGATATGGCAAATACAATAAACAAAAAAATGTTAGATTTGATTGCGGAAAACTTCCAAAAAGAATTTGAAGCGGAGCAAAGATTGCTTGAAAAAATGTCAGAGTCAGAGAAAGTATCATATATGGCGGTCAAAGCATCTTTCAATCAATAATTAAAAGCAAGAACAAAATGAAAATAACAATAGACAAAGAGTTTTTACTAAAAATAGCCAACAGCCAGACCGAACTAAAATATCAAGTGGACAAGTTGAAAGAAGAAATAAAAAAACTCGCCGCCAATCCACTTTATAAAATAGAGGCCACTTTGGAAAATCCGGCCGAGATACAATTATTAGCCAATGAATTGTCGCCTGTTTTTATTAAGTATAAAGTTTTAAAATTGTCAGCAATAAAAATATAAAGAGAACAGGACAAAAAGCAATTAAAGTGTTATAATCCTGTTATAATTCTGTTATGGCAAATAAACCCGAAAATTTAAAACCTTTTAAAAAAGGAGTGGACAAAAGAAGGAACACCACCGGACTAAATAAAGGTAAGGGTAAGTTATCTATGGTTAAATTGATTATTGAATACCTACAAGAAAAAGGCAAAGACGGAGAAACCAACGCCGACAAACTTAAAAGAGCTATGGTATTGCGAGCCATTACTAAGTCCGATGTGTTAGCAAAAGAGATACTGGACAGAATTGACGGCAAGGTGGTGCAACCGACAGACATAACAACTAAGGGGAAACCAATAGGGCAATTATTGGATAATTTGGAAAAATGAAACTCAGCATTCAAGACAAAGAAAGACTGGGAAGCAAGGAATGGCGAGTAGAACATTTTTACAAAATTAAAAATAAACAGAAACAGCTAGTAACTTTCAAAAAAAATAAAGCCCAGCGAGATTTTGAAAAAAATAAACATTCTAGGAATATAATTTTGAAATCAAGACAACTTGGTTTTACTACGCTTGAAGCGGCGGATATGTTGGACGACATACTCTTCACTCGGAATGTGGATTGCTTATTCATCGCCCAAGACCTAGACACCGCCAAAGATATTTTTGATAATAAAATTAAACTAGCTTGGGATAATTTTGTTTTGGCGGACAAATACGAAAGCGACTTAAATTCGGCGCGAAAACTCAAAGTCGGGTTCGGCGATGGAACATCCTCGTCCATCGCTGTGGATAGTTCGGGACGAGCTGGCACTTATCACCGGCTTCACATTACCGAGTTCGCCCGATTGTGCAAAATGTTTCCCGATAAGGCGAGAGAAGTATTGGAGGGTTCAATCCCCGCCGTGCCGACTGATGGACGAGTGGACATTGAAAGCACCGCCGATGGTTCGGACGGATTATTCTATGATTTATTCTGGAATGCTTGGGATAGAGGCGAGCCTCAACACAAGACGCAATTCAAAGCCCATTTTTTTAATTGGCGGTGGGACGAAGAAATTAACACAACGGAAATTATAGAAGTTCCAAAAGAATTCAGGGCGTATCAAGAGAAGCATAATCTAACCGATAAAGAAATTTCTTTTTATTATTTGAAATTCCTATCTCTCGGCGAAACCGAACGAAATTGGAAAACAATGAAAAAAGAATTTCCGACTACGCCGGAAGAAGCTTTTGAGAGTTCGGGAAACAAGCTTTTTGACAGCGAAAAACTGGGGTTGCAAATTGTAAAAGCTCCGATTAAGGAATATAATAATTTCAGAATTTTTGATGAATATAAATTAGGGCATCGCTACGCTATGGGTTGCGATGTGGCGGAAGGGATAGGGCGGGACAGCTCAACCATCGCCTTGTGGGATTTTACGCCAGCCAAACCTAGAATTGTGGCCGAATACGCCAATAATCAAGTAGCTCCGGATATGTTCGCTTATGAGATTAAGAATTTAGCGGATAAATATGAAATGCCCCTCGTGGCGGTTGAACGGAATAATCACGGACACACTACAATTTCCAAATTAAAAGAAATTTATCCCGAAAGACACATTTGGAAAGATGAAAAAGATAATTACGGCTGGCAGACCAATTTCGTTAGCAAACCAAGAATGCTCTATGAATTGAATACCGGTGTTAACGAGGAATTGATTGAGCTTGTTTCGGCGAGGATAATCTCCGAAGCCCGACGATATGATAAGGAAGATTTGCGAACACTGAAAGGCGACGAAGACACAAAACATTATGATTTGTTGATTGCGGCGACCATCGGTTTTCAAATGAAAAATGAAAAAATAATCCGCCCCAAATTGACAATACCCCGATTACCCGAAAGAGAACTGCCCAACCCGGCCAGATAGTATTGTTTGATTTAAAAAAAATGCTATAATTAAAACAATGATTAAAAAAGTTAAAAAAATAAAAGCAGTTCCCACTGGTAATGTAGAAACTGTAAAAATTTCCATCAAACTCGGCAATGTGATTATTGAAGGCGAGGGATTAACTGCGTTAGAGGCCTTGCAAAGTATTCCCGTTCCGAATAAAATAACGACCAAAGGCATTTTAACCATTTCACAAGGACAAAAGAAAAAAGAACTGCTTTATCCAATCCCGAAATTAAAAAGATTATTTTATCCGAAAACTCAGCCCGTTATTATTAAGTGGTTAGCGATGTTATTAAAATAAAATGTTAGGCGAACTTGCTATCACAAAAGAAAAAAAGGAAGACGGATTTACAATTCTTTTCATTGATACCAACAAAGCTAAGTGGCAAGGCAGAAAATGGAAAACATTAAATGAATTCGGAAAAAGGAAATTTGAAAATTATTTGATTTTATCAAGAGCAAAAGAGCGATTAAAAATTATTTATAGATGAAACCGCCGAGTATGAATGAAGCAACTAACAAATTATAACGACATTTTCGGATATATCACGGTTCAGGAGGCCGCTTACAATTTGCCTATCAGAATGAATGACTCGTGGGACTGGGGAATGAAAGACCACATCCTTACGACAGAACTTTACGCCAACTCGCAACTTAAAACAGGCAAGAACGACTATAAACCGGTAAAAAACATAACTCGTCCTATTCTTAATCTGCAACACAGAACAGAAGATGTTGAACTGAAAGATGTGCAAATATATGTGGATGATGCGGGAAAATACCACCTGTCATTTTTGATAAAAAAATACCACGATGATGTTTTTGTGCAAGAGAATAACCTTGATACTTTTTTTGACGAATTAAATGTTTCAAGAATTGATTTTGGCGGAGGACTTTCAAAAAAGATTTCTTCGGGAAGAGAGGTTGTGCCGTTGCAGTCAATGGCATTCTGCGATCAGACAGATATTCTTTCCGGACCGATAGGAATTAAGCATTTCTTTTCACCCGACCAACTGATGGATATGGCTGAAAAAGGGTGGGGGAATACAGCCAACGGAGCGACAATTTCTCTTGAAGGCCTTATAGAATTGTCAAAAGAAGAAAAACAACAAGACAAGGGCAAAGTGATAATTAAAACACCCGGAAGATACATAGAAATATACGAAGTTCACGGCAATCTTCCGAAGAGATTTGCCGACCATTCGGATACATCAGGCAAATACGAAACTCGTTTATTTATTGTCGCTTTTTATCAAAAGAAAAATAGCGATGAAATGCAAGGCGTTATTTTATACACCGCCCGCGAAAATAAAAGTCCTTTCAAGTTTATTAAAAGAGACCCTGTGTATGGGAGGGCATTAGGCTTTGGCGGGGCGGAAGAGTTGTTTGAACCGCAAGTATGGATAAATTATGATATGATTCGCATTCAGAATATGTTGGATGCGGCGGCAGTAACTATTCTAAAAAGCACCGACCCCGCAGTCGCCGCCAAACATCCGTCAGGACTGAAAAACTTAAAAAACTTGGAAGTGGTAGATATTGAAGAGGGAAAAGACCTTAATCAAGTGGATACTTTTCCCCGCAATATGGCTTTATTTGAAAAATCCGTAGCCAATTGGGAAGCTCACGCTCAACAAATTGGAGCGGCCAACGATTCAATTATGGGTCAACCGCCCACCGCCGGCACGCCCTTTAAACTTCAAGAACTTGTTACAGCCGAATCTCACGGACTGCACGAATACAGAAGAGGTCAATTTGCCAAACATATAGAAGAAATTTATCGGGACGATTATATCCCAGAAATTCAAAAAAGAATTACACAAGGGGCAAAATTTCTTTCTGAATTGTCTCTTGACGAATTGCAATATGTTACTGATTCGTTAGTAACGAGCGAAACAAATAAAATGATAAAAGAAAAGATTTTAAATGGGGAAGTTTTTACTTCTGACGAGGTAGAGAGTTACAAAGAAAAAATTAAAACTGACTTTAAGAAAAAAGGCAATAAACATTTTATAGAAATTTTGAAAGGCGAATTTAAAGATACGCCATTAGCCGTTAAGGTCGTAGTAAAAGGAAAGTCAAAAGACTTAGCGGCAAAAACTGATAAGCTTGTAAATATATTCAGGCAGGTAATCGCCAATCCGGCCGTGTTGCAAATTCCCGCCATAGGCAAGATTTTTAACGATATTTTAGAAAGTTCCGGCTTAAACCCCGCAGATTTTAGTGGAATAACCAAAGAACAAATTGCAATGACGGAACCGGCCAAATTACCAGCATTAGCCCCAGCATTAGCCCCAGCATTATGACAGAAATTCTTAAACAACTAGCCGACAATCAAAATCTTTTTGATGCCGTAAAAAAAACGATTGAAAAACATTTTTCTCTTGATGATATAAATTCAGATACTCTTAATTTGGCAGAAAAAGTCAGGGCTAGATTAGATGGCAAAGAATTGCTTAAAAACGCTTTCAAAGAAATATCCACGCACAAGACATTCAAAGAAAATCCGATTACTGGAAATCCCGCTCGTTGATTTTTATAAAATATGTTATAATTAAATATGTGATATAATTAAATTAGATTTTTTAGTTCTCCACATAATCGTTCAGAAAAACTTGGCGGTTTCACTGAACGATTATGTGGAGAACTTGGAGCCGCCACATTATTAAGGTCGGCTTTTTTATTAGTAACAAAAAAATGAAAACAGAAAAAAATATATATGTGGCAATAATGGTTATATATGCGGCAATACTGGTTAGTCTGGTTATTGTGATGTATGGAGTGTTTAAATCTGAACCAGCAGTGTTGCCGGTGGTGTTAAAAGGAGCGCCACAAGGGCTTTATAGCGTATTAGCGGTTGCCACGACCACCACAGTCGGCCCGCAAGAGAAAAAGACGGTATTTACTAGAAATACTTCCTGCGTAACAAGAGTGTTGTCTACGGCCGGTCAAGCAATAATGGTGCTTTACGGCGATCCGACTAACGGGGATTTAGCGAGCACCACAATCACCTCAATGGCGGGGCATTGGCAAGGAGCGTCCACGACTGTGGCGTATGATGCTGGAATTTATGGTTGCGGAAGAATGATTGTGTTGGGAGTAGCCGCCAGCACCACGATAACAGCGACAGAGTTTAGATAAATATTATTAGTTAATTTAAAAAAATGAGTGTCAATAAATTCAGAAGAAAAAGTTTGAAAGACAAATTGAGAGAGCAAGAAGAGAAAGAAGTAAAATTAGAAACAAAGGTCGGCAAAAAAACAAAAAAACAAAATGAATAAAATAATAGGATTTATTGCGATAGTAGCACTTGCGGTAGGGATCACGGGAGTTGTCAAAGAAGGAAAGGTTGGTTTGCAAGGTGTTCAAGGAGTTCAAGGTGTTCAAGGTTCGCAAGGTGAACGGGGATTGAGTGGAGTAAAGGGCGATAGAGGTATTCAAGGTGAAAGAGGCTTTCAAGGATTTAAGGGCGACAGAGGCGCAACAGGAGCAGTTGGTATGCCTGAAAGATTAGGGGCGGTTTCGGGCCCGGATGTATATTTTCATATGTTTTTAAATGGAGGAGTTACATCTGGCGGGCGTTTGGCGACAACTTCAACGGCGGCGACATATACCACTATCCAAAAGGATTTCAACGGATTACCCACTTATGTTGATTGGACACCCAATGTAAATACGACTATCACCTTTAACGCAACATCCACTCACGGATATGTGCCAAATGTGGGAGATGTGGCAAAAGTTTATCTTCGCAATGCTTCTTCAACGGCGACAGCCACGATTACTTTGGAGGCGCAAAATGCCAGTGTTGATTTGCAATATGCGGAAGCGACTGGCGGAGATTTGATTTTAAATGGGCTTGATTGGGGAGAATTGACTTTAATTCGTGAAGCGGCAAACACTACAACAATTATCTTCAATGAATTTACCGAAGCGGATTAAAAAACGGGTGTTATCACTCACCCTTAAAAAAGTGAATTACGGTTATAGTTCCGTATAAATAAAATTATCAACGAGTTTTCAGTCTCAAACAAAACTGTTTGACAAAATGAGCACAGTAGCACATTAGTCAATAATTAAAGTTATCATTCTATGGAAACAAAAAATGAAGCAGGAGAAATTGTAGAGGTGGAAGAAACTTTAGACCTTCCCGTAGTTGAGGAAGGAGAAGATGACACTACCGACTGGAAGGCGGAAGCGGAGAAACTCCAACACAAAGCTATTTCTCAAAGAGAGCGAACAAAAACTCTCAAAAAAGAACTAGCGGATGCTAGAAAAGCGGTCGGAGTTGTGGCGGGTTCAAAAGAAACGCTAAGCCAACCAAAGACAGGCGAATTAGACGAAACGCAGTTAGACTATCTTGACTTAAAGGGAATTACAGACAGCGAAAGCATAACCGTTATTCAGAAAGTTATTCAAAAAACGGGTCAAACCCTCAGAGAAGTTTTGAAAGATGATTATGTGATAGCTAAACTGGCTTACTTGAAAGCAGAAAAAGATGTCAAATCTGCGATACCAAGTTCTACTAGGCGAGGCGGGGATGTATCAGGCGATATATCTTCGGCGATAGTCAAATTTGAAGAAACCGGTATTTTGCCAAAGGACTTTGAATTAGCATCAAAAGTAACCGATGCGGTAACAGCCAAAGGGAATAGAAATAAACCTTCTTGGCACTAACTTGGAGCTACTTGGACTACTTGGAGCTACTTGGAGCTAATCGCTTGTATTAGCAAATTAGTCTTTAAAAAGACAATAAAACACAATGGCTAGCACTATTATTTATCAAGCTCTGTGGGAGAATAAAATCGCCCGAAGGCTTGATAAACCTCAGAATTGGAAAGATGTGTGCGATGTGGTCTATACAGACGCTCAAACATATAATTTTCCCCTTATAAGCACCTCAAATGAGCCAGCAGTGGCAACCCTCACCAATACGGCGGCGGGTCGCTCTACCCTCTCAAATGTCATCCCATTTGTTGATGTAACCCAGACGAATGAGACACTCTCAATCGTTACTGCGGAAATTGATTCTGTGTATATTGATTACGCTGATCAGGCGCAATCAAATTACGCAAAAATGGCTGATATGGGAACGCTTCTAGGAAAGAAAATTAACGAAAGAGCGCAAGCTATTTCACTTGGTAATCATACTAATTGGACTGATTTCGGCGATACGGGAGCGGGGGCCTTAGGACTTGCTTCTACCCAAATCACTGTGAACGCAAACAATGTAGATGACATCTGTCGTGGAATTATAGAGCAAATTCAGACTGCCAATGGATTTGATCTGTATTTAGAAAACGGCGGATTTATGGAGTGGAGACCAGCCGACTGGACATTCCTTGTTACCTATATGCAGGCCAATGGGTATCAATTCGCTGATGAAGCTCTTCGTGATGGCGGGAAAGGCAGAATAGGCAAAGAAGTGCTTGGCTTATTCCACTATGTTTCAACTTCTCATACTGCGAATCACCTTTTTGGCGGAGTTCGCAAAGTGCAGAAGCTTGGAATCTTGACCAGCACTTACGGAAAGATTTTTAAGGCGGAAATGCCGGCAAGCTCAACGGCCGGTTCTTTGTCGGGAACACAAATCCATACTCGTTTGGATTATGGATTATTGATTCCGACCAATCTGAAACCGATTGTATATGACATTAATGTTTCGTGATTTGGATGTCATATAGTTTGTTTTTCATCTCTGTCTTGTGAACAGGAACTTGGGTTCGGCAGACGAAAGTGGGAAGGAGGTTATCTCTCCTTCCCAGCCCAAATATAAAGAATTTTTATTTAGATGTAATAAAATTTCCTTTTTTAGAACAAAATAAGAATATGACAAATAATAAAAAAGAAATAAAGAAAGAAATAAAAGTCGTCATTGGAGTTCCAGTATCTGATACTGATGCTATGAGGGCTTTAACCGCTCAAGCCATAGGGGGTTGTATTATCGGAGCGGGGGGGCTTGTGATAGATATGATATTAAGACGCTCTTGCGACATCGTGAGCAATAGGACTTGGCTCGTAAATGAGGCTATTAAAAACGGCGGGACACATATTCTTTTCGTGGATTCGGATATGATTTTCCCCGAAGACACGATTTTAAGATTATTGGCTCATAAAAAAGAAATTGTCGGAGTTAAATACAAAAAAAGAGAATTTCCCGTTAAATGGCTTTATGAACCATTGGGAGAAGAGTCTGAAACCGAACTCTTCAAAGTGAAGCACACCGGAGCTGGTTTATTGCTTATAGACTTGGCTATTTTTACAAGCAAATTCCGTCCGCTTGGCGCCCCTTGGTTTAATTTTGGCCGGGATTCGCAGGGAGCTTTGGCTCTGGGAGAGGATGTGTGGTTTTGCAACACCGCCAGAGACGCCGGGTATGATATATGGGTAGACCCGAGTATCAAGATTGGACATTTAGGGGAGTATTTATATTAAGAATATGAATAAAGGAATAATTATAAAGGTAAGGTAAATAAAAAATAACGTGACTTTTTACGACGACACAACTAAACAGGGAATTTGCCAAGAAATTGACCGTCTTTGCGATTCCAATGACACTTCTTACACCCGTTTGGCAAAAACTTCCCGAGTGAATAATTCTTTGGAAGAATTGGTTGGAGATATTATAAACGCTGATGGAACTTGGCAATATGATGACACTAATTATACCACCACGCCATTTGGCACAGGCAATTTAGTTAGCGGACAAATCAGTTATTCTTTTGCTAGTGAATATCTGCAAATTGAAGAAATAAGCGTTTTGGATTTAAACGGATATTTTAGAAGACTTACTCCTTTTGATTCGGCGGAAGAAGGGAAGACTTTTGAGGAAACTTTTAACATAACTTTTAATGGTTCTGCTTATACCGCCAAAGATGGATTGCCCACTCATTATGATATATTCGGCGACACTATTATTTTAAGCAATTCTCCGACAGCGACTTATGCAACCCTTACCAATGGCTTAAAAATAAAATTCAAAAGAACCGCCCAATTATTTATTGCTGTTTCAACAACTGCGGCTGACACAACCGAGCCGGGACTTCCTTCAACTCATCACGTCATTTTGGCTTATATGGCTTCTATTCCGCATTGTATGGCATATAAAAAAGACAGGGTTGTTATGTATCAAAACAAAACCATTGAAATGAAAAAAACTTTATTGAAACATTATGCTTCACGGCAGAAAGACAGAAGAAATATAATAGGAATGGAGCGTATTTCATTTAGATAAATATATGGCAATCACAATTACACCAGAAACAAAAAATAATTTAACCATTACCAATGAAAATAAAGTCGCCAATGTTACTTGGGATGACGCTGATTATACTTGGAATGAAGCGACAGGAACTTGGGATGTGTCGGGTGTTGTTTTAGCCAGAGAAACAAAAAACAGTTTAACCATTACCAATGAAAATAAAAATTGATGAATATCTTGATTAACATAGTCCTTTCCGCCGTTATCACTTTTGCCTCTTTTTTCGCTGTTCAAAATTATGTTCCCTTAAAATATCTTGAAACAAAGGCAATTCCTCGTTTAGGAACATCAATAACAACTATTCAATCTACCGACACGCTTAAAAATTCCCGAACAACTATAAATGACAACTTTACGGCTCTTAATAATGGAAAAATTGAAATATCCACCACTACCTTGCCTTTAATCACTACCTTATCAGGGCTAACTTCCGCATCTGCTCTCGCCACTGTTGGGACCATCACTTCGGGAACTTGGAGCGGAACGGCTATTTTGACCGCCAAAGGAGGCACGGGAAGCACCACACTGGCCGCCAACCAGTTGCTTTTAGGCAATGGAACGGGCAACATCGGTATAGTTTCGGGGTTGGGAACGACTGGGCAATATCTAACTTCCAATGGAGCGGGAACTGCTCCATCGTGGCAAACTTCGGCGGTAGACACGGCGATTTATTATAACTGGACGGGCGGTTCTCGTTTCACTTCCGCCAGCACGACATTTGTGGGCGATGTCGGAATAGGCACAACCTCGCCTTTTACCTCTCTCGGAGTGGCGGGAACAATAACGGCGAATATAATCAACGCCACAACAACAAACGCCACATCCACATTCTCGGGAAATTTAGTCGTGTCTAATAACGCTTCCACGACCAATTTGACCGTATCAGGAACTTGTGTCGGGTGTTTGAATGGGTATGAGAGAGTAACCAATACTGGCGCATTGGCCACTTCGGACAATGGGGATACAAGCGTTACCACTTCTTGCACCGCAGGAAAAAATGTTATGGGCGGCGGCTTAAGTTGGGGTTCTAATACAGGATATAGAATGCAAGAAAGTTATCCTTCTTCCAATACAGCGTGGGTGGGAGTGTTGCGGTGCCATTCAGTTTCTTTGGGGACTTGTAATGCCGGAACCTTAACTGTTTATGCAATTTGTGCCAAGCCTTAATCCTTAATTTTAAGTAAAATGATAATCACTAAACAAATAACCGATTTCAGTCTTGGTATGACCAACGAATCGCGAGAGGAAGACACTCGCTATTCTCAATTATTAAAAAACTTTGACGCTCATACTTATAAACACAAATTAGTCCCTTTTAGAAGTTCGGAAAGCGGAGATGACGCTCCGACTACCAGCAAAAAAAAGAATTTTTGCGTAGCTTTGCGGACAGGGACGACTTATTCGCTTTATGCTCTTGGAGTAAAATCGGGTGTAACCAATGCCGAAGTTTTGTATAAAAATTTAACAACAGGAGCGGCGACTGATTTAGACGACAATGCTTGGGCGAACACAGCCAACAATCAGTCCACCAATACTTTTTCTTGGTTTGAACTTTTTGTCTTTTATAAAAAAACAGGTTTGATTTATGGTGGGCGAGGGACTTCGGCGACAGCCGGCTCGGCTATTTGGGCTTATGACCCGACAGGGGCGGCAACTTTCGCCGAATCTGCTTTGACTGTTGCTTTTACTTCGCTGGCTCAAGGACTTGTCCATTCCAAAGACGATATTCTTTATATTCCTTATGATAACAAGATAGCCAAAAATGATAACGGAAGCTGGACGGCGGTAGCCCTTACTTTACCCTCTCACCTTAAAATCACTTCCATCTCTGAATATGGAAATTATCTTGCCATTGCTTGCTCTCCGCTTTCGGGAGTGGGAGAATCAATCGTTTATCTTTGGAACAGGGACGAAACCACCACCATACTTTCTCAAAGTATTCCGTGGGGCGAAGGCAATTTGACTGTTTTAGAGGAAATAGAGGGCTATTTAATCGGAATATCTTATGTCGGGACTTCTTCGCTCAACTTCGAACAAAAAGTGGTTTTTAAATACTATGCCGGAAGCAAACCTGTAACATTTAAAGAAATAGTCAATGAAACAACTTTCGGCTCAACTGATACGCCATTAGCCAAACAAAAGGTAAATAATTATCTTTATTTTTCAATGAAAATTACTCTTAACGGAGCGATTGAACACGGTGTTTGGAAAATCGGGAGAACAAAATCGGGAACATTCTCATTGGCGATGGACAGGACTTGGAATAATGATGTTGCTCCATTGGCAGCGGATATTGTTTTCAATTTTATACTTGTAGGGGATTTTATGTTTATCACTTATGAAGACGGCGGAACTCACGCCGTAAGCAAGACTGATGACACCAATCTTCACGCTGTAACGGCTGTTTATGAAACTGTTATCTTGAATGAAGGGGATAGTTCCACCACAAAAAAACTTCACGGCATTACTGTTTTACACGAAGCATTGCCCGCCAATGGAAGCGTAGTCGTAAAATACAAAAAAGACGAAGAAACTTCTTTTACAACTATTCTTACAAATACAACGGCTAATTCTTTGAGAAAATCAGCTATCAATATAGAAAGTTCGGGTGATGCCTTGCCTGCTTATAAAGAAATAACTTTTAGGATTGAAAGTTCGGCGGCGGTCGGCGGAACAACTGGGGACATTGGAGTAATAATAGGATTAAAATATAAGAGTGAAATCGTGCCAGACGATTTGTATTAAAATGAACGAAGAAAAAATACGACAATTCATTCAGGAGGAATTGCAAAATCTTTTAGATAAAGATATTGACAAGTCTAATGTAACAGCCGAACAGGTTAGGGAAATTTTCAGGGAAGAAATCCCCGCCTTTTTAGCCAGAAGTTTAACAACCATTGAGGGCAACTTGCAACTTTTAGACAGCAGAAACATTATTGTCGGCGGAACAACTGGAAGCAAAATTGGCACTTCAACCAGCCAAAAATTGGGCTTTTGGAACAAGTCGCCATCCAATCAACCATCTAATGGGGCTGATTTGACCAACAATGTCGCTGTCGGAGGAACGACTGACACAATAGCTAACTATACCGACCTGACCACTTATGCCACCGATGCGGCCGCCATCAGAAATAATCTTTATCAACTGGCAAAAAAATTAAAAGTTGTTAATGATGCCCTGCGAAGCATAGGCATAATGTCGTAAAAATGTTAAAATAAAATTATGGCAACCACCGCAAAATTAAATAGTCAAGGGAATTATGAGATTTTTAAGGATGGGCAAAGAGTGGCGACTGGAACAGAAAGTGTTTTATCTCAATATGGATTATCTCCAACTTCTTTAACCAATGAAGCCATAACTCCAAGCGGGCAAAAAGTCAATCCCGTTACGGGACAAATAATCACTAGTGATATGTTGGGTCAGTCGCCTACTCCTTTCGTTTCTCCCCAAGTTCCCGCTCCATCCGATATTTCTGGCTTGCCGATTGGAGAAATGAAATTAACCCCCCAAGAGGAAGCACAAACATCTTTGGAAAAACAAATGGCGGACTTGGCATTATCCATATCGGGCAAACCGGCTTTTGAAGCGGAAAAAAGAAAAGAGTTCGGCACAGAAGCCGCCCAACAGGCCTATGATGACTTAAATACTCAATTAAGAGATTTGCAAAGACAACAGCAATTAGTTCCCCTCGCAATTCAAAGAGAAGCGGAAGGACGAGGACGAACCGAAGGAGGAGTAGAACCGTTGGAAATTGGGAAGCGGAGAGCTTTGGCTTATGACGCTTTGACGACTTCTTCCTTAATTGACGCCGCGCAAGGCCGTCTGGCCAGCGCGGAAAGAAAAGTAACAGAAGCGGTAAATAATAAATTCGCTCCTGATGAAGCGAAATACGCGGCTCTTCTTAATAATCTGAATTTAATAAAAAATTCTCCCCAAACTTCTGTTGAAGACAAAAACCGAGCTATTAAACAAGAAGAGATAATAAAAGCCCGCCAAGAAGCCAATAATAAAGCCAAAGAAGAAGCCAAAAACATTTTATCTTGGGCGAATAAAGCCGCCGAAAATATGGCTAAACAGGGCAGTTTAGACACCGTTATTCTCAATAAAATCGCAAATTCCAAAACGGAAAGCGAGGCCTTTTCTTTGGCCGCTCCTTTTCTTGCCGTTCCAAAAGCGGAGACGGGGGATATTGCCAAATTCAAAATATTCTTCCCGACTGCGGATTTAGCCACTCCCGAAGGACAAAAATTATATTTTGATTGGAAAGCCAAAGGAGAAGAACCGACTTTTGACACTTTTGAACGAGTGGTAAATGGTGAAAAACACACGATAAGACAGACACTTGACCCGACCGGCAGGGTTATTTCAGAAACGGATTTGGGGGCGAAAGAAGCGAAACCAATAATTTCTGAAGCTTCTGACAAAGCATTAACGGGAGAATTTGGCGATATTATAAAATCAGCTTCTAATCTTGTGGGGGTAGAAAAAGGTAAAACAAGCAAGGCGGCAATGGCGGAATATATCGCAAATAATGATTTTGTTTCGGCTTATGCGCAAGTGGCCAACAATGTGGAAGAATCACTAACAGGAGAAGTTAAAACTAAATTTGCCAATGCTAGAATAGACTATGGAGTTATGCAAGGATTACGAGATACTATACAGAAATTTGCCGATGCTGGTGGAAATATGGGATACCTGAAAGGAACAGCCGATGAAATTGCCCGAAAATTCGGACAACTTAAAACAGACCCGAAATTTGCCTCGTTGGCGGTTCAATTAACAAGGGAATTCCAAATGTATCGGGTTGTTATGACTGGAGCGGCTTTTTCGCCGGAAGAATCAAGAGAGTATAAAGCTGTTAATCCTAGAACCAATGCTTCACTTGATTTGAATCTTGCCACAATTGATGGAGCTTTGAATCAATTAGAAAACAGGATAACGGCAACTGTTAATACCAAAATTCCAAATGCTTCAAAACTTTATGAAAAAGTGGGCGGAGATGGAATGTCGGATGACGATGCTTATAATGAATACTTAAAATTAACAAAACAATCTTCCGGCCAATCTTCCGGACAAAAATAAATATATGCCATTAACAAGAGAACAATTCCAAGAATTAAGAAACAAAGGACTTTCCGTAGACCAAATTATTTCATTTGAAAAAGGTGAAACTCCGGTTGACTTGCAAAGACAAAAACAACTGAAAGAACAGATTGCGGGCAATCAATTTGAGCAGGAAAAATCAAAAGGGTTTCTAGCCAAAGCTAGGAATTTTATCGTGGGAGCGGTCGGAGGAGGGAAACTGGCGGAAGGATTGGGGCAAGCCATCGCCGCGCCAGAAGTTCAAGAAACTTTATCATCAGAACAGCAACAAACTTTTGATTTGCAAAAAAAACTGATGGACAAAATCAGAGAAAATAAAGCTCAAGGAATGGATGTTTCTAGGTTGGAAACAGCTTTTAAAAGAAGTCAAGATTTAGCGGCTACATTAAGCGATGCCCAACAGGATTTTGCGGAGTCATTGGTTACCCCGAAAGAAGTCATCGGCTCGGCGACAAGATTAGCGTCTACGGCGGCGGGTGGGGCTTTATTCGGTGGAGTGTCAAAAGGGGGTTCTTTTACCTTACAAGCCGGAAAAGGTTTAATTAAAACAGGAGGGATAGCAAAAGCATTGGCTCTCGGTAAGGCGACCTCATTCGCTGGAGGAGCTTTACGAGGGGCGGGGGCTGGAGCGGCAACAGGATTTATTGAAGGGGGAATACACGGAGCCGGTTTGGCGGCGGAACAAGACAAAGGAGCGAAAGAAATCGCTTTGGCTGGTGGACTGGGGGCAGGGGCTGGAGCGATTACGGGTGGAGTGATAGGGGGGATTACAGGAGGTATAACTACTAAATTAAGAATCAATCAAGAACTAAAAAAACAAAGAATAGAGCTATTAAAAAATAATCCCGATTCAAGGGTGGCTAAATACACCCTTACGGGAGAGGGGCAGATAAAAAATGACCCAGTAGCTCAAGAAGTCATTAAACAAGGGTTAGATGAAGGAACTGTTGCGACAATCAAAGGTTCTTCGTCCGCAGATAAAGTTAAAGCTCAAAAAATGATGGATATTCTTGAGAAAGGCAGGACTAATCCAACCTACAAGGCGCTGAATAGACCGAGTGATGTTATTGGAGATTCCGCATTGGAAAGATTTAAAATTGTGCAGACAGCTAACCAAAAAGCGGCGAAAAGTTTGGACAGCGTAGCTCTTGGGTTAAAAGGAAATAGAATTGACCCTTCACCAGCGGTTAAGTCTTTTATTGATGATTTGAATACTATGGGGGTTAAATTTGAAAAAGGAAAAGCTATTTTTAGCGGTTCTGATATAGAAGGAATTACACCAGCAGAAAATCTTATAAATAAAGTAGTAAAGAGAATGACCGAAGTGTCAGATGACGCTAATGATTTGCATAAATTGAAAAAGTTTATTTATGAACAGGTAAATTATGGAAAAGCGGGAGAGGGTTTGACTGGAAACACGGAAAGAATAATAAAAGGGCTAGCTTCCAATATCGATGATTTGTTAGATACAAACTTCACTAAATATAACGCAGTAAATACACAATATTCAACAACCAGAAAGGCGATTGACCAATTCGTTGAGTCAGCGGGAGCGAAATTTAATCCAAACCTTCCAAATGCCAATGCAAAAATAGGCACATTAACTAGAAGAATTTTAAGCAATGCTCAATCAAGAACTGATGTTCTGAATGCCTTGAATAATTTGCAAGATGTTGCGGAACAATACGGAGGTAAATTCACGGACGATATTGTGACCCAAACAGTGTTTGTTAATGATATTGAAAGATTATTTGGAACACAAGCGCCGACATCTCTTGCGGGTGAAGTAAGTAAAGGTGTTCAAAAAGCGACTTCATTTGCAGGTAAATTAAAAAGCACAACTGGAATTTTTGACCTTGCTTTGCAAAAAGCGGGAGAGGGTATAGATAAAGCTCGTGGAATAAGCGAGGAAAATCTTATTAAAGCGATAAGGCAATTACTCAAGTAGACCAACGATGAAAAAAGATGAAAACAACAAAGGGAAAAAAGCAATTATTGCCCATACAGGATTACCTAAAAAAACTCCGATTACCACGCTTGCTATAAATGAAAAAATAAAACCTAATATCATATACCCCCATCATACCACACCCCTAATTTTTATCAACCCAATTTAATTTTATCGGATAAAATGCTATAATAACCTTATGGAACTTGACGAAAAAAATCTGAATAGGCTAAAAAAAATGCTCGCTATAATGGACGAGGACACTTTAACCCGTGAGGAGTTTTTAAAGCATTTTGAGAAAGTTATTGAACTGGTGGCTAAAATCCAGCAAAGCCAAAGCGAGGCTATTTCCAAATTGGAAACAACTTATGAAATGATAACGGGAAAAATGCGGAATGACCATACCGCCAATCTTTCAGAAATTAAAAAAGAAGCGATAAGCCAAACTGAATTTGACAAAATATACAAAGAACACGAAACAATGATGGGAAGAATGGAAGAAACAATGCAAGGCATAAAATCAGAAATTGATAACAAAATGGCAAATGTCCAAAATGGCAAAGATGCCGATGAGAAAGCGATGACTGAAAAAATCACGGAAAAAATCGCAAACAAGATTAAAATTCCAACCATTAAAGAAATAGAAAAAGAATTAAGCCCGTATATTGAAGAATTTAAAAAAGAATTGGAAGAAAAAATCCAGCAAGTTTCTTTAAGGACAAAAGTATTCGGCGGATCAGCTGTTAATTATAAATTTGCAGATGATGAAATACCGGACGGAATAAAAAATGGAGTAAATACTATCTTTACTTTGGTCAAATCCCCCATCGCACTAAAAGTTTTCCGAGGCGGGGCAAGACAAAAAAATACAGGGAATTACACATTATCCAATAAAACAATCACATTTACAGTTGCCCCATTGGCGGGAGAAGAAATTTTATGTGATTATAGATATTTCTAAAATATGAAAAAACTACTTATCTTAGTCTTAACTTTTTTTGCCACAACATCCCTAGTCTTTGGGGCTTCTAACTTATGGGAATATCACAAAGAGCAAGGTTTGAAATTCCCCTCTTTTTCAGAAAGAAAAGAAATTTATGAAAACGAAATATCAGATGAAACATATCTTGGAACGGCGGAACAAAACAGAACATATCTTGATTATCTTGATAATTTTATTAAAGAAATAAAACTTGGAGCCACTATTCTTTATCCGTCAGGTGGAGGCACCGGAACATCCACCGCTCCCTCTTACGGTCAAATGCTAGTCGGCAACTCCGGCGGGACTTATACCTTGACCGCTACTTCTTCATTGGGAATTACTACCAGTGCTTCTCTCTCCGGCGGTTCAGCCAATCTTCTTACCTATTGGACTTCGGCGACAGAAGTAGGAGCGACCAGCAGCCCGACAGTCGGGTATATCACCGCCACATCTACGACGGCCACTAGCACTTTCGCGGGGGGGTTGAGTGTCGCTGGAACGGCGGGATTGACGGTTTTGCAGAATGGTAATGTGGGGATAGGGACGGCGACGCCTGCTTTCTCGCTGGATGTGAATGGCAATATAGTTGCGAATGGAATGGGTTTATATCAGCCAACCAGCGAGACACTAAACGCTCCGAAAGAAACAGTCATCACTAATCTTCAGAGCGGACACGGATATACAAAAGGAGCATTAGGAACACAAACTGACGATACTTCTGACTACGTAAAAGGCAATCAGAGCCTACAATTAGTTACTGATGGAGCAGGGGGTGCTGTAACATCAAAAAAGACATCCATTACTCCCACTTTAGATTTCACGGGTAAATATCTAAAAGTGTGGGTAAAAGTGAATGATATTGCGAATGTGGAAGATTTTTGGTTTTATCTTTCCTCTGATAACCTTGTCTCAAATTTCTATACATTCAAAATTAACAAATTCAAATTTAATGATTCCCTTGTTGCCAGTGAAAATAACATCTGGGTGCCAATAACAATGAGTTTTAGTGAGGCAGTCGTTACAGGTTCTCCTGACAGAGCCGCCATAAACGCTATCCAGTGGAGGATTAAAGACAAAAACTCAATAGCGATAACCGCAAATTGGGGAGGTATGTCTATGCTCAATGAGCCAACAGAAGGAGTGGTTAGTGTTGTTTTTGACGATGGCTGGGATTCTCAATTCACGGAAGGAAAAAAGAAAATGGATGAATACGATATGAAAGCGACTGCTTATATTATTCCTGATTTGGTAGACACGGCTAACTATATGACTTTAGCTAATTTGAAAGAATTACAGAACTTACACGAGTGGGATATATCAGCACATCACCAAACTAACTTTACCACTCTTACGGCAACCGAAGTTGAAGAAACCATATTAGATATAAAAAACTATCTTATTAAAAACGGGTTCAAAGGAGCAGATCATTTTGCTTATCCCAATGGGGCATTTGATGAAACGACAGTCTTACCACTTGTTCGTAAATACTTTAAATCAGCAAGAACAATTGCTGAATATCCCGAAACATATCCTCCTGCTGATTATCACAAATTAAGAGTAGCATCAATTTTGGATACTGATACTCCCGCCTCAATAGCGACTTTAGTTGATAACGCTAGAATAAATAAAGAATGGCTGATATTGGTATTCCATAAAATAGTAACAACTCCAACAGTAGAAACAGAATACTCAATCGCTGACTTTGGAACGATAATAGATGATATTGCTTCCGATGGAATTACCGTGAAAACCGTCAGTGAAGTTATAAATGCTCAAACAACTGAATTATGGGGAATTACTGGACAAGATATTTATTATAATTTAGGCAACATCGGCATTGGCACCACTTCGCCTTACGCCAAACTGTCAGTAGTTGGCGAAACAGTAGCGGAGAAGTTCACGGCGACAAGCACCACTGCCACTTCCACTTTTCCTCGCCTATCCATAACGACAGGCATCTCTATTCTTGGAGAATACTTTGAAAACTTTACCACTTATGTTCGTTCGTTATTCACGGCGGGAACAGGTATAAACATTTCATCTGGTTCAATTTCTGCAACATTGGGAACAAGTGTAGATTTAGCCAGTGAAGTTACCGGCAACTTACCAGTAACTAATCTCAATGATGGAACAGGAGCTTCTGCCACTACCTTTTGGCGAGGCGATGCCACTTGGGCTACACCAGCAGGGGGGGGAGCTTTCTCTTGGACACCCGCCACTAACTACGGCGAAAATACTAACTCTACAACAACACCTATCTGGGTTCAGGAAAACATCTACGCCTCCTCCACGATTTACGCTCCTAGTTTTACGGCGGAAAGCACCACAGCCACGAGCACCTTTGCGGGGGCTGTGGGAATAGGCACCACTACACCACACGCCGCTTTGACTTTGGGTTTGGGCAAATCATTCTTTATCCCGCAAGTTATTCTATCTCCCACCTCAACCACGATGGTTATAGACTTCAACGGCGGAGGTAATCAATTATTAAGAATGGGAACAGCAGCAACTTCAATAACTTTCGCTAATGGACAGCCGGGACAAGCTGTGGAATTGGAAATCTGCAATCCGGGCTCTACAGCTGGAGCTTTGACTTTTACAAATTTAGCTTATAGAAACCAAACACCTACAGGTCAAACCACTACAGCAAATAGATGCGATGTTTACAGTGTGAAAATGTCTTATGCCACTTCAACTCCTATTTATCAATTAAGGGGTCTCGCTAGTAATTATTAAAATGAAAAAAACTAAAATTATAATCTTAATAGGAATACTGGTAGCGATAGGAATAATCGTCTACAGCGTTTTGCCCGCCAAAGCGGACATCTACGGCTCTTCTCTTGTCGGCTGGTGGAGGTTTGATACGAACGATGACTTAAACGGCGTAACACTGGACCGAAGCGGGAACGCGAACAATGGTAATCTTAAAAACATCGCCACCTCCACTTTTTATTCTTATGGAAAGATAGGGCAGGGGTTTAATTTTGATGGGACGAATGATTACGCTTCCACCACTAGAATAAACAATAACGAAATAACGGTGGCGGGCTGGTTCAATAAAACCGCCAATGATTTTAATTCAAGTAATGCCGACTCTATGTTTGGAGCTTACTATTGGAACTCCAACGCCCAACTGCAAGAAGGTTTTGATTTAAGACCCGGATACACCACTAGCCAAAGTTGCGCTGGAGTTGCGGTCGGAAGCGGTTATCTTTGTTCGGCTTGGTTAGTGGTAACGACCAAC